AAAGTGCCCAATGTATTCAGGACTGTCCATTGTCATATATACGATTAAACAATATTCAAACATAATAAAAGAGAAACACCCTAGTCTTTGGAGAGTAAACTCACCATTGCTGGCAAGATTTGGAGGATACCAGAGTGCTTCTCAACAATCCTACACATATTCTAATCTATAGACTCTTTCGTGTCTAGCATAATTTTGTTGTCTGGATACATTTTGTAATGCTTACCTCTTACATCATGCACCATCTCTACCCTGATACTTCCATCACCCTCTTTAAAAAACTGAATAGTGAACCATTCACCCTCAATCGCTATTCTTCTTATTTCCATTCTTACAAATTCCATGTGCTGACAAGTCTCTACCACACCACCATTTCTTCTTGTCATATGTATTAGCAGGTTGTTTGCATTGGTGGCACACCTGCCCAAAAGTCTTAATCTTCGTCATGCAATGGGTCGTCAATCCATTCGTCTGGTGTTACTGGACTAGCCATTTCTTCAGAAATAATTTCATCGTAAATTTTTTCTTCTTCATCTAAATACCATTTTTGTTTACGACATTCTTCTTTGCATTGTTTAGCCCATGCCAAGCGTTCTGATTTAGTAGCATTTTTAAGACCTCTTCTATCAAGATATTTTCTTTGATTACCTTTGCAATATCCTATAGTTTCTTCTTGAGTTTGCTTTGCTTTTATTACATCAAATGTTTCTATACCACCCTTTTTATAATGGTCTGGATTAATTGGGTCAGTCATGATTGCTCCTCAACAATTAACATACCTTTTTCAAAATCACAAGTTACACCTTTCGCTCTTGTGTAAATTGCTTCCCCTTCTTCTAACTGTAACAATAATTTGCCTTTATGACAAATTATACTTTCAGGCTCTATATTTATTGATATGTAATACTGTAATACTATACCAATAACTAATAATATCATAATAATTGGTATTAAATATCTCATTATTTTACTTACCATAAACTAATCCTCCATTGTTATTGCATTTCTACATTAAGCGTATAATTATACTTGTAACAAAATCTATATAGAAAGGATACAATTATGTGGACAAAACCAGCAGCAGCTGAAATGCGTTTCGGCTTTGAAGTAACAATGTATGTTTGCAACAAGTAATTCATACTAATTCATGGGGGACTTACATCCCCCTGAATAATACCTTCATTTTATTATTAGAACGCTTCACCCAATCCCAATCAAATCTTACCCTCACAATACCTTTTCTACCTCTAACACCACCGATAGCAACTGCATTTTTAGGCAAATACTTTAGATTCGCTTGTGGTATATAGCGATAAATAAATTTAGAATGGGATGTCATCTTTCATTTCACTCGCACTATTAGGTGTCTGTTTCTGACCTCTAGTTTGTGCATCAGGCTGAAATAAAGAAGCTATCACAGAGTTACCTTTTTCTGCATCATAAGGAAATCCTGCAAGGTTGACATTTCTTTCTAAAATTGCAAACGCATTACCATCATCCGTCTGCATTACTACTCCAATATTTGCATATCGGTTCTTTTTATTGCCTTCTACATCTGTATAACTACCATTTGCAACGGCAATATCGTATAGCTTTTTAGCCATTATTATTCTCCTTAATAAATTTAACAGTATCCTCAACTTCCGTTAAGAACTTTATTACTTCTTCTTCAAGTAATTTAATTTGCTCATCATTCCATTCCAATCTAATCACCACCATCTTTAGTTCTTCAGGGAATGAGGGACAATACGACACATAATCACACCACTTCCTACCTGTGCATGCCATTTGCCAAAACATCTGCAATCGGTATCTGCTCGGTATTTGGTTTGAGATTAATGTTTCTGTGTGGTTCTGTGGCTGTCTGCATTTTATTTCAATTAAGCCATCATCACCGACTAATCCATCAGGACTAGCACCAGCCATGTCTATAGTAGGGTGGTCTATAAAGCCCACTTCCTCTACATCATTGTATTTAAATACATAGAAGTCTCTAGCTTCATCTTCTGTATCTATACCATGTTGCATGGCTTGGTTAATATATACTTCTGTAGGGTTACCTGTTAATCGTTCTGTCACTAATTGGTGTCTGTAGTTTCTACGATAACTAGATTCGCCTGACTTTGTTGATGCTGTTACATTCGCTAGATTGGATGCTGTAACTTTACCTAACCTAGCCTTAAACCATTCTTCAGTTCTTTGTTCCATCATTACTCTCCTTGTTGTTATTCCTTATCTCCTCCAAGAATGGCTGACACTTTTGTCTAGCATCATTATCCATCTTATTATAAACGGCTCTAGCACCTTCTATGCCTTGTGTTGCATATACATTCTTAATTAAATCTAATGGGTCTAGGTCTGCTAAATCCTCACCCTGAAAGATATATAAGCCAATACCATGTAAGGCAATAGCTTTTGCTAAACATCTTTGCATAGCCGTATTGACTTGCATAGCATCAGGGTTCTTTACAGCTTGGTTCTTATAGTTCATCACTGGTAATTGCATGGTCATACTTTTACCAAAGGCATGGACTGTGCATGTTACCATCATACTGTCATTAAAGACTTGTGGCTCATGGTATTCCCATGTTGCACTTGGGTCATGTTGTAGCAATATGTCTACAGCGTGTGCCCATGCTAGATAGTTAAACTGTCCTTTTTTCTCTATGTATTTAGATACATCTAATACTCTTAATTCTTGAAACTTGCTTTTAATTTCTTTACTCATAATCTTTCCCCCATAAATCCTTTCTTGTAAATGTATTCCATTTTTTATTATCTAATTGCCTATAAACTATTTCGCTTAAATGACCATTTTTAAATTCTTCATTATTTCCATAATAATAATCATATCCATCTAAATCAGCATCAGATGAAACTACACCATGAAAATGTTTTGCATATGCTACTCCCATTTTGTATGCTGTTGTTTTTTTTATTTCATCATCACCCATCACAGAACCAACGCTAGTAGGAAAATATAAACCACCAACATCAAGAACCATATATTCTGTTTCAAATGGAGATACACATTCATCTACCCAATGAAACAAAGTATGTTTATCAGGATATGCAAATATACCAACAAGCTCTTTGTTATGTTGCATTCTAACCAATGCTGTTGCCATTATTACTCTCCTGTTGTTCTAATTCTTGTTGCTGTAATTGTTGTTGATGGTATTCTGCTTCTCTATCATCTATACGCTGAATACAATCTTTTATATCCTGAATACTATTAGTTACACATAGTCTTTCAAATTCTAGATATTCTAATTGTTGTTGATACTGCTCTTTTGCATTACTCATATTTACTCTCCTTGTTAATATGTATTTACAATATATTACACTTTATTGCGACTGTCAATACTTTTCTTATAATCATCAAACCCTTGAGTTTTAAAGACTTTTCCGTCTTTAGATACGGCTTTGTATTGTATGTCATCACCAAAGTGTTCTTTTAATTTCTTTATCATTTCATTGATTGTCATAGTATTTACTGTCATGGTCTATCCTTATATCTCATGCCCTTTCGGTCATAGTAAAAGTTAAAAGTAGGTTCTCCATTATCCCCAATATAGTTTCTCTGTTTTTGCACAAAGACTTTCGCATCAGGAATATTTCTTATTTGTTCATCTGATAGTTTATTATCCTCCATTTGTTTTTCTTTCATTTTATTTCTCCATACAGTTAATAGATTGTCTGCAAGGTTGACAATGTGGTTACTGCCATGCACATCATTTTTAGATGGGTGTTCATACGCATCACGCAATTTCCTTGTATGAGCCACTAGAAAGATATGTATAGGGTATCTACGGCATAGTGAAGTCAATTGGTCTACAAACCTCTTCTGTGCATCATAATTATCCTCTGCAATATCATTCATCTTCATCAAACTATCTATCACTATAACTTTACAACCTAGAATATTATAAGCATATTCAATCATAGCGTAGATGGTTCTTGTTTTAGTTACATTGGCTTGATTGTAAATATATAGTTTATCTTTCATCATATCCACAAACTTATTAATACAATCGTCTGTAACATCTGCATGACCTTCTAACTGTGTCATCATTCGGCTACAAGTGTATATAGGGTGCATTTCTAGACTGGCTATAATGCACTTTGTGCCACTTTGTAATTGGCTTAACACTACCTGTGATAACCACATGGTCTTGCCTGAACCATTTGTGCCTGATACCACTGTAATTTCATGTGGTCTTATGAGAAATCCCTCGTTTGTATGATGAAACCCTAGCCCATTACCTTTTTTGATACCACCACGATACCAACTATGAATATCCTTGCGAATATCATCTGTGGTTATGATAGAGAATTTTTGTTCTAACTCACCTGTTAGTTCATCAATCTTATCACTGTCAATGGTTAATTCGGCTATAATTTCACCTGCATTAAACTCACTCACTCATATTATCCTTTTGTATATCGGCAATAATTTCATTTATCTGATACATTCTTAATAAAGGTATCTTATCGTTTTTTAGCCATGTGTTGACGGCTTGTCTAGATACTCCTAATTGTGTTGCTAGTTTAGATTGTGAATTGTCAAAATACGGCAATACACCTGTCATTGTTAAGTCTTGCATTTTATCTCCTTAAATTAATAATAAAAATCCTACTATGCTAAAAAATACAATTATGTGTGGCATTATTTCTTTCATTGTTTATTCTCCTTTTGTTCTAAATACTCTTTTGCATTTTCCTTGCCATTTATTTTAGAAAACTCAATGATAGAGTCTATCACTTCTTCAGGCATGGTTACATAAAAGCCACCGATAACTGCTGATAATACCCCAGCAACTTCATCTTTGGTTACTTCATTCTTAAAGTTTTTAGCTAACTCTGTGAATACATCACAACCTATTTCATAACCTACTTGAAACTTATCTTGTTCAGTCATGTTTACTCTCCTTATATAGAATTATGTTCTGCTTCTAATAACATAGATTTTATATCACATAACTCATCAAACAATTCATCTTCGTCCATTTGATATAATATTTCTGCATTATCTCCAAAGGCATAAGATTGTTGTAAATTCATAATTTCATTTATTAATTTATCTTTTTTAGTTTTTGGCACATATCTTAATTTACTCATTTTTTCTCTCCTTGTTTATATTCATCAGGTGCATACTCATTAAAGATTTTATAATCCATATCTATCTGTTGAGCCATACACATAATTTGTGTGTATTCTACTGCTGACTTTTCCCATACAGAATGGTCATCAGAGTATTCACTATACCAATCATGATTTTTTAATAGCTTACGATAATCATTTATTACTTTATTTCTAGTTTTATCCATAGCTTTCAACTTATTATCTACTCGCTTGAAACCTTTTTGTATTTCATTTTGCCAACTCATTTTTACTCTCCTTCTCCTCTACTACAATGTAGCCCTCTCCATTACAAGTATCGCATACACCATAGCGTAGTTTATAATATGGGCTATGTTG